GCAAACTATTATAAACAATCATTATTAAATCAATTAAACAAGTAAAATGGAAACAAAAAAATCAAAATTCTGTGGTAGTGGTCAACAATTAAATGATGATTTCTTAATCGACCTAAACTTAAACCAATTAAAGCAAATCCTTTTAGATCCAGATAATGGTCAATTCAAAAAGAGTTTTGTAACTAAGGATGGTGATAAGCAAGAATCATTAAAATTAAAGTTAGTTAAACGTAAAGAAGCCCAAGGTTATTCTACCCACTTCTTAGTTTTAAATGATTATGTTAAGGGAGAAAATGCACAGAAAAAACAAGTCGAGAACGATTTCCCTTTCTAAAGCTAAGTTTGTAGATGACTACAGATGGGATATAGCATTTGAAGCAATACAAGAGTTAACAGGAGTAAGCCCGAAAGCTATAAGAAGAGCAAGTAGGGTAACTCCATTACCAGCTTCACGAATGATGATTGCCTATGTTATGTACAATGATTTAGGTCAAACACCAGATTATATTTCAGCTCAATTAAACAAGGATAGAACCCTTACTTATTATTATATATCAACTTTCCCAGATTATATCAAGGAAGGTATTTATAAGGAGTTTTATGATACGTTTATTGATTTGTTTTACTACAAACTAAAAGCATTAGGATATTGTTGTAATTGTTGTGGGGCACTCGATCCAGTAATTAAAGGAGATAAACCACTTATACCAAATAAAAAACCAAGCTAAAATGATAATTAAAAGCGACCTTGAAAAGCTAGTAGATTTATGCTGTAAAGAATTGGAGATTAATATTGAAGATTTTTATGGCAAGAAAAGAACTAGAAAGCACGTAGATGCACGTAGGATATTTTTTTATATTCTTAATACCTACCACAAAATGAGTGCACACTTTATTTCTCAAAGAACTAATTCATTTAGGAATAGAGTAACAATTATGTACTTAAATGAGTACACCGAGTTTTATTTAAAGAGAGACGAGAAACTAAAAAATTTATATAAATCTATTTACGAAAACTATACAAAAACCTGTTATGAGCAAAAAAAATAAGAAAAAAGTAGAAGTTGCCAATATGGGAACTATTGTTAATAATTGTGAATGGTGTTTCCAGTTTGATGATGATGAAGCTATAGTCTTTGCTAATTCTAAGGAGGATGCTAATGATGAAGATAAGAAAATATCGTTTACACTTGGAAATAATACAGCATCTAATATTACATTTAAAAGCAATGATAAAGTAATGAAACTCTTTGTAAGAGAACGTAAATAATTTAACTTAAAACCAAACAAGTTATGATTAATAAAGAACAAGGTTACTATTTTGTAATCCCAGCCGATATATTCCACCACAAAGATTTATCATCTAATGGTAAACTAATGTATGGGTTGATAGCCAATTTCTGCGATAGATATGGTAAATGCAATGCAAGTAATAAGTACTTAGCAGAATCTTTTAATAAGTCAGAAAATACTGTTAGTAGATGGATTAGTGAGCTTGAATATTATGATTTATTAGAATCATTTATTGATATAGGAAATGGAAATAAAAGGACTTTGACCCTATCCCCAAAAATGGTGAGACCTATCCCCAAAAGTGATGAGACCTCTCCCCAAAAGTGGGGATATAATACTAATATTAATAATATAAATAATAATACTATTGTCGAGATTATAGATTTCTTAAATCAAACCACAGAAAGCAATTTTAAATCTAATAACAAAACTACCCAAGGATTAATAAATGGAAGAATAGCAGAAGGGTATAGCCTAGAAGATTTTAAAGATGTTATTGTAACAATGGTTGCCAAATGGAAAGGAACTGAATGGGAAGAATATTTAAGACCTTCAACCCTATTTACTCCTAATAACTTTGAAAAGTACATAAACTTAAAAACCAAAACCAAAAAAGTACCTGAACCAATTAAAATCAAAGCCTAATGAAACAGCAACCACAAAACCAAGATATAGAAGAACAGGTAATAGGAACTATACTTTACCAAGGTAATTCATTTAACAATGCAGTAAATATCATAAATAAGGATTGTTTCTATAATCAAAACCTACAAGATATTTTTGTTGCAGCACAAACACTTTACTCTAAATCAAATCCGATAGATATAGTTACAGTTAGTAACCAACTTAGAAATAATAATAAGTTAGATCAAATTGGTGGAATAGATTTACTAATGAAGCTATCTGATAATGTTAGTAACAATACTTCTTTTGAATACTACTGTCATATTTTACTTGAGCTTCACGAAAGACGTAGCGGAATTGAAACTGCAAATAAACTGATTAATGGTCTTTATGATTTAAGTACTGATATTAACGAAAATATAGTAATCGCAAACGAAGTGATTTTAAGCCTTTCTAACGAAGTTGTTAATATAGGTGGCATAAGTTTAAGTGAAAGTATAATAGAGTTGATTAGAGAGCAGGAAAATGAGCTTAAGGGAGATTTTAATGGTTGTAGAAGTAAGTTCGTAGATTTAGATAAGATAATAGTAGGTTTTAAGAACCAACAAATGATTGTTTTAGCTGGTAGACCAGGAATGGGTAAAACTACTTTTGGAATCAATATGGCTTATAGACTTGCTAAGTTTGATAATATACCTGTAGGGTTCTTTAGTTTAGAAATGAGTAGTACGGAATTAACTAAGAAGTTTGCCGCTATAGAATCTCAAATTTGCAATTCTAGAATCACGAATCTGGATGAAACTACCTTGACTAGATACTTTAAATATTCTCAAAATATAGGTCAGCTACCAGTATTTATTGATGATAAAGCAGGTTCTACAATAGATGAAATACGTTCAAGAGCTATTACAATGAAACGTAAACACGATGTAAAGATTATCTTTATTGACTACTTACAATTAATTTCTAGTAAGACAAATAAAGGAACTAGAGAGAATGAGATTTCTGAAATTAGTAGGAAGATAAAGTTATTAGCTAAGGAATTAAATATCCCAGTAGTAGCTATTAGTCAGTTATCAAGAGCAGTAGAGACAGCCGATCCTAAAATACCTTTCCTTCATCACTTAAGAGAATCTGGTAGTATTGAGCAAGATGCCGATATGGTATTAATGTTATGGAGACCAGAATATTACGATTACAAGGAGTTTGAGTTTAATGATATGACGCAAGATAGTGCTGGTAAGTGTGTTACGTATATTAGAAAAAATCGTAATGGAGATACTGGTAAGTCATTAATGAATACGAATTTAGCACTTTCTAGTTTTTATGATATTGTAGATAACTTTCATGTTAGTAATCAGGATTTTTAATTAAATTTGATTGTAGTTTATATTATTTCTAGTCACACTTGTTTAAGTATTTGTGACAAAGTCAAAGTAAAACGCTTATTATTTGTACAAAACAGTTATTTGCACTTATATTTTATGTAAAGCACTTATTATTTATGTTATTACTGTGCCAAAGTAAAGGTAAAAACTTACAAAAGTTGAAAAATAGTCAGGTGGCGGAATTGGTAGACGCAAAGCAACGGCAGGTTAAACCGTAATCCGCGCGGGGTTAGCTAAAGTTACAGGTTCGAATCCTGTCCTGACTACTAAAATAAAAGATATGCCAGATATTGCAAAATGAAAAAAAATAATTACGCTTTAGGTCAAAAAATAAATAAATATAATATTTCTTATGTATCAGATGCACAATCTAAAATAGATACAAATGGAAGAATTAGAAGAGTTTGTTTTTTTAAATGTCATTGCGAAAAAATTTTTAAATCTATATTGGCAGATGTTGTTGCAAATAAAAGAACTAGTTGTGGATGTACGAAAGGTAGTAATCCAAATATTTATAAAAAAGGTGATTTAATAAATGGGGTTAAATTTATAAAAAGTTGCGGTACTACTAATTATGCTCAAAGAGCTATATTTGAATGTCCAATTTGTAAAAAAGAGTGGGAAAGTTTTGTTGCTAATATTCAATCAAGCAATACTAAGTCTTGTTGTAATAAGTCGAGAGGGTGGTCTAGGTCAAACTGGGAAAAAATTAGCGATAGAGCTATTTTATATAAGGTTAGATTATATAATGAAAATGAATCATTTATTAAAATTGGTATAACAAAAAATAACATAAATAAAAGATTTCGTAATTTGCCTTATAAATATGAAGCGATTAAAATTATAGAAGGAGCTTCTGGATATATTTTTGATTTAGAAAATAGAACTAAAAGGTTTTTTAAAAAATATAGGTATACTCCATTGATTAATTTTAAAGGAGAAACTGAATGTTATAAAAAATAAAATTATGTGTGATATATCAATGTGTGAAGGCAATGAATGCCCACTTAAACAAAGGTGTTACAGATTTACTGCTATACCAAATGAATATAGACAATCTTACTTTATAGAGCCACCTTATATTGATGATGAGTGCGATTATTTTTGGGATATTGATAATAATGAAAAACAAATAGATAATTAAATAAAAACAATTAAATCATGAATAAGAATCAAGCATTAGAAATTTTAATCGAAACAGCATTAATAGCACAAGCAAAAGGTGCTTTATCATTAGATGATGCAGTAGTAGTAAAACAAGCGATTGACGTATTTGTTAAGAATAATGAGCAAGTGCAGAATTTAGAACTTGTTGAAGAGGATGGGAAATCCGAGGAATAATACTTCAATAGAGGTATTGAAATTACTAGAAGATTATTTATTAATGTACCCCCAGATTAGATTTTGTCAAGCACTTTATAACCTTGATATAATTGACAAGGAGGACAGGTTTTATGAGCAATCTTCAATAACATTAGCTCGTGTAAGAAGAAATCTTGATGAGTATTAAGTATGATGCCATAGAAAGTCTTGTTGGTTCTGAATGGAGATTTCACAATTCCACTAAAGAAACTGTTAGGTTGAAAGAAGTCCTTAAAGGAACTAGCAAGGCACTTGGCAAACTATTAATTTTTGAATATGTTGATAGGGATAAGAAGCCATTCCTTACAAACGAACATAATTTTAAAAAGGATTTTTTCTGGGCTGAAAGAGTAAAATAATGGCAGATAATAGCTTGGACATTTCCAAAAAGATTAAAGACTTAATGAAGTTAAAGAAGCAAAAAGAACAAGAGTTAAGGAATATAGAAATGGCATTAAGAAAACTAATACAAAGATAATATGGGTTCTATTAAAGACTGGAATAATTCAAGTACTTCAACTGCTACTGGTCGATATGTTCCAGATAGTATTAAAACAAATAGGGTATTTGAATCGGGTAGCCAAAGGGATGATGATACGAATAAGCCATTACCTAGTCATTTAGACCCTTATGTACGAATGAGGTTTGGTTACCTTTTAAGAATGGGTTCTAATAAGTACGAGAAGAATAATTGGAAAAAAGGACAACCTGATGAGAGTAGTTTAGAGAGTATTCATCGTCACCTAGCTAAGTATGAAATGGGAGACCGCACCGAGGATCATTTATCAGCTATCATATTCGGGATTCAGTTGATTATGAAGAATGAGCAGACATCTGGAGTTGAAGTTGATTCTTATTATATTCCGATCTAGTAACATTTTTATAGCATTATTTGTTACGAAACGATATGCAATTCGGTAATAATACGAATTAATGTGCAATATAATACACAAATACATATACTTTTGTCCATAATATCAGTCATTACATTAGAAAGTGCTACTTAATGCACGATTACTTGTACAAAATATAAAAACAAGTGTAGATAATTATTACAAAGAAATAAATAAATAAGGGTTATATTTATAGTGTGGTTACTGTCAGTAGGTTAGTTTGGTTTCCTATAGACAAATGATTGGGGGAGATTATCCCCCTTTCTATTTTATAAGGATTCTATTTCTATAACCAGCCTATCATCCCCCTCAACATAAGAGTAAACCAGTTCCTTAACATACCTTACATTATCGTCTTGTATTATTTGACCCTTAGCTAAGTCTAGGAAACATTTAGCCCATAGTCCGCATTTATTATCCAAATCCCAAGTTTTTAAGTTCCTATGGTAGATAATACGTACCCTTACAGGTTCATCAATTAGCTTTAATTCGCTAAATTCTCTAGTATTTAAGAAGGTCTTTAATTCGCTAACTATTCTTTGTCTTACCGAGTAATGAATACCAGCATAGATAGCATTATAACCTAAATAAATCTTTCTCTTCTTTGCCTTACCAATCTCTATAAAGGTAGGAGGATTATTATAATCTAACCTTGCTAGTAACACTTAGTAAGTCTAATATATGTTCAATTTCATCAGCTATCTTTACTTGCAACGCATATTTTTGAGGAGCATTACTATCTTCTAATATTGTAAGAAGTTCGCCTAAACTCATCATATAATTAACCAATTCATCAAAGGCTACTATAGCTTCTTGATTTTCTAATATCTGTTTTATATTGCTCATAACCATTGTATTTTAGCACCGAGGTTCATTGGAATAAATAAGGCAACCCTGCCATCTATAACTATACCACAACCCAAAGTAGGTTTCTTAGCATATACCTTACCATAAGCCATAGCATAAGCATTTGTATCTATACCACAACCTACATTCATTCCAAATATCATATCTCTGTCAGATGCAGAATAACTTACACCACCAAAGGAATGGATATGACCGATAACAGTAGATTGTCTATTGTCCTTAGCCCTATTTACAGCTCCTTGAGCCCCACTACTTCCAGTTCCATGAATATACATCACATTATCTATTTCGTGATTATAAGCCCACTTCCAGCCATCAGGATAACCAAGCATTTCATTATAACTTTTAAACATTGATTTAGGAATACCAGCAGTTTGTAGCTTTCTAAAAGGTAAAGAAGAATGATTACCCATACATCCGTAGACTTCTGGAAATGCTCCCCACCATTGTTTATGTTCGTTTATAGCTTCTTTTAATTCACTACCAGCAGAATGTCCATCAGGATCACTTTCGTGGTAACTAATCGCATGAAAATCGGTATCATCACCAATATCAACAATAGTATTTACTTGGAATTTATTAAAGGTTTCGTAAACGAATTTAAAATAGTCTGGATGGGTAAAAGGTGCGTGGCGATCACCAATAATACCAACAACATTTGAGGTCCTAAAACTTTTTATTAAGTCGTATTCACCATCATTTAATCTTGGTCTAAAACTCATATTTTTAATAGTTTATGTTTTATTATAAAGATAACTACTAAAATGCTAATAATCAAGAATATAATTATATTTAATTTACTAATAGCTGGTTTCTTAATGACTTCCTTTGCTTTTATACGATTATATACGTTTCTATATTCAACAACTTTTTCTTTAATTGTTATAGGTACTTGTTTTTCAGCTGAAATACTAACCAACGAATAAACATCCCCTTTAATCTCTATCATAACCTTGCCGCCAGACTTGCCAGTTAAGGTAAATAGTGTATCTTTATTTGGATGGGTAAATGTATAGCTTGAAGTATCTGATTTTATGGTGATAATTGTATCTACTATTCTTTCGGTAACTACAGTAGTTTTGTCAATAAATATACTATCGGTCTTGGTCACCAACTTCTCCTTGAATATACCACAAGAAGATACAACTAGCGATAATAAGAATAGGGCTATAATCCATTTATTTCTTTTTTGCATCAGCGGATAATATAAAACCAACACCAGTTACAATAATAATAGTTGCTTCTGTCCAATTAGATTTACTTAAAAAAACAGATGTTATTCCAGAAATAACAATTACAACTCCTACAAAAGTAGATTTCCAATTTTCTTTAAGCTCCTTCATTTCCCTTGACCTTTATATTTCTTTGAATAGTTTTTACTTGTCTTTGACCTAGAGGTTTTATTCTTTGAGTGACGATTAGGTCTCTTTACCCTCTTCTTGTTTGGTGATTTACTTTCTAATGCTTTTGCCTTAGCCATTTTTAGTTATTTCTATTTCGTGTATTCCCTTAGTTAATAATTTAGTCAACTTCTTTTCTTGGCTTCCAAATACCCAGTTATTAATAAACTTAATTGTAGGATGGACTTTATTGATATTCCTTTGACTAGCTATCAATGGGCAACCTTCCGTATTATGGTGAGTGTTACCTCCATGTAGTCTAATTCCTTCAAAGCCTGGCACATCATGGATTAATGGCATTGGTCGTTTAAACCTATTACTCATAGTTACCGATACCTTGTATTTACCATAAGGAATTGCAGTTACTGTTTTAATCTTTTTAGCAATAGTTTCTTCTAGCTTATCCGATTGTAGTAAGCCCCTATCTTTATCTTCTAATGTATAGCAAAAGAACTTATCATCTATGTATAAGCTACCTAATGTTTCTGTAGGAGTAAAATATTCCCTAACTAATTTAAGTTTCATTTCCCTAGTAAATCTTTAATAAAATTCAATATACCTAACCCAACTAATGTAACTAATGCGTAAAAATAAGACTTGTACTTCTTTAGATCGGTTTCTAATAATTCAACACTTCTCTTTGTTATATTGTAGTCCTTTACAAGACCTCTCTGGTCAGGGAAAGAAGCGTTACCAGCAAGAAGAGTATGGACATCTTTAACTAGCTCTTTAAGTTCAGTAAGTTCGTCTTTAATGGTTTCTATCTCTTGAGCCATTTCGTCTAGTCTATTTTTCTCTAAGTGCGTCATTATTAGAAAGTTTGTAGCTTTATGTTCTCAAAATTAAATCCTGTTATATCATTAAACTCACAAGAATAAATAATTGAATCTTGTTCAGCTTCTTTTAAGTTCATTTTATAATCTAATAAACAAAAACTTTTTGAATCGAATCCTGTTATCTGGTATGTAAACTTTTGACCTATATCGTAAAAACTAGATTTGTAAACGCCTTGAATTGTTGTGTTTAAAGTACCGATATTTTTTTGTATAGCTTGACCAATACTGCCCTGAATACCAGTTGAACTATCATCATTTATATACTGATACCATTCGG